CGCTTTGAAATGTTTCAATCCACCTAGACCCCATTTGCGGATAAGTGATAAAATATTTAAAAAGGGATTGAGCGTTAATTTCTTGTGCTATAGCTCCATTACTAACCAAAACAGAAACTTTTTCCCACCCTAGATCATAATCATCACTTATAATATTGGTTAAAATATACACATCGGTTGATCCATCTGTTATAACCTTATCTGTTGGGTATAATATAGCTCTAAACACAGGATAAAAAGTATATCTATCTCCTCCTGCTTCTCTATACATGTATTTAACCCAACCATCAAAAGTAAGAGCTTTTACTTTTTGATTTATAACTATATTTTTTTGTAAAAAAGCAGCCCAAACAGCAGGGTATGGATCTGTGTTTGGAGTATTTGCGTTACCGTATTGTATAGATGTTTGCAATGAATTAGTATTCCCTTCAGTGTCAAATTTATCTGAACCTGTCAATGTATTTACACGTCCTCTTGGATACCATTTATCACCCCACGCTCTCCATCTTTCCCAATTAGGTGGGGATTCTAGTTGTCCATATTGTTCAAAAGGCAATGCAAAATTTCCATTTTGAATAAGATTAACAGAACTGTCTCCTGTTCTAATAAAAGTATAATCAAAATTAATTCTAAATTGTTTATACACTTTATCCATTCTGACTAAAGCGTCATTGTCTTTTAAGAATATGTCCTTACTGGAACAAGGAACAATAGCTCCTGAATTAACCAATTCCCTGCCTAAATAACCTGATGTGTTATTGTATTTTTTCCAATAATAATCTGTAACTACAGGTTCATATATAGTGATGTTTATTATTGCCCCTAATTCATTTACTTGAAGTAATTTATTAAGACCTTTAATTAGGTAAAAACCAGATTCAGATATAATAGTAAGTGCTGAATCATTATATATTTTATCATTAAGGCTTACACTAGAATAATTAGAAAAAAAGTTAACTGTAGTATCTAAATTAATATTTCTGTTGATCGAATAATAAGTCTCATATTCCCATATATGACTCCCCGATTGAACAGGGTTAGCTCCAATAAACGAATCGCTATCAGTTGTATAAGGATTAGCTATAACGCTATCTGCGTGAATACTTTTAAATCTCCATACTCCATTTTGTTGATATAATCTAGCTCCCCATATATTACAAATATTTTCAATTATTTTCCTGCAATCCCAAGCTTCATTTATATCTTCAAAATAAGGGACATCTGTTCTATCCGTATCATTTATATAAGTTTTTACATTTACATAAGATATAGCTAACGGATCAGAATTTCTACTATTTTCATTTAATAAAAGCATTGTTTGTTCGTAATAATCAACCAATGTCCATAAATCAATACCTAAGTCTAATTTTCTTAATATTTCAGTAATAACTAAAATAAAAGGAAATTGCTCACCATTATTAAATCCTAAATTCTGAAATCCATAAAATTGATTATCGTCAGTTTTAAACAAAATACCCTCTAAGGTAGCTAATCCATCTCTAGCGGTTAAAACAGCGTCATAACTACCGCCTTTTAAATTATAATCAAATCCAGAAGGTATAATAAATCCAGTCCAATTTAATAAAGATTCAATAGTATATTCCACTTTGAAAGTACGCTCATTACTTGTCCACAATTCAGAAAAGCTTAATGTTTCATCGTTGAATACTAAATTAATAGAAGCTTCACTCTCAACAATAGCTTTGAATTTAAAATCGTCACTATTATCGTAAGCAATGCTTATCGGGTCTTCTTGTCCTATTAATTCAGTTGAATCACCTGTAAAATCATTTTGTAAAATAGAAATTCTACATGATTTACCCAATGGATTGCAAAACGCTACAAAGTATTTTTCAAAGTATGCCATTATCTTTTTCTTTCCTCTCTTTTAACCGTTAGTAATATATCAGTCCCCCTTAATTTTGATTCTAATGTAAAGTTACTGTTTTGTCTATTACTTTGCAATGAATTTGAATTACCATTCGCAATAGCCATTAAAGTATTAGCTTGTTGTTGGCTATTCATTACAGCCTCACCGCTATTCAACATTGCAGGTATTTTATCGCCTGTAAAACTTCCTCCTGGAACAATACCTCCATGAGCGAACTTAATGCCTGAAAATGCGGCGGCTATAAAACCAATTGCAGCACCTACCAAAGCAGGCAGGACAAAAGCCGCAGCGGGACCTGTAGCAGAAGCTGTTTCTGTAGCTGCTGTAATAGCATTACCTGTAGATACTGCTGCATCTGTAGATAGACTCGTTGTAGCAACTGCTTGCTTAGCTATTAATCCTGCTAATTGAGCCGAAGCAATTTGAGCTAACCCTGAAATAACACTACCCACAAATGCATCCAAAGCAGAATTGCCTGTTTCAAGGCTTTTTGTTAAATCACCCGCTAAGGAATTTATAGCTGACCCAGCTCCATTAGAAAATAATTCTGTTTGTTTTTTTGCGTCCTCTAATTTTTTAGCATAATTAGAAAAATTAAAACCTTCAGTTACAAATTGAAACGGAATTTTAACATCAACACCATCAACTTTTAATTTGTTTAAATCTTCACTAAGAATATCTCTTGTTTGCTGTAAAAGCTTATCGTTTTGGTCGTCTGTAGATTTTACAGCTATTAATTTTGGTATAGCTGTGACTTGTGGTGTTACGTCTACTTTCGGCTGCTTTGATTTTGTTACTTTTGGCGTAGCTGTATCTAACTTGATAGATGCAGCAGTGCTTTTATTTAATTCTTCAGTAAATAACTTTTGAGTAGCTAAATTTGATCTTATTTCATTTTGTATATCTTGCAAAGAACTTTTAGCCTCGTCAAGTCTACCAAATCCAGATACCGCTGTAGCCCCAAGTGTTCCCCCACCAGATTGAAATTGTTGTTGCGAACTATTTAACGCTTTATAGGCGTCTTTTAATTTATTAATTCCTTTTTCTTCCTGTTGTCTAAGTATAAATTCTTTTTCAGCTAAATCTGCTATTCTTGAACTAAAAGCAGCTGCCTTAGCTTTATTTATTAAAGCTTCCGTAACTCCTTTTACCGCCCCCGCTACATTTCCGTTAAGTATTTGCTCTTGTGTAAGATTGCCAAAATAAGCAGGATATTCTGATTGCAATTTTTTAACAGCAAGCAGTCTATCTGCCATTGATAAATTAACATTGCTTGCTGCCGAAACATAAGCATTCATTGTTGAAATTTCAGCTTGTGAACTTTTTACTGCTTCCGCCCCAACTTGAGATAAAGCTACTGCGTTTTCATCTAATGTACCGTTTAATTTAGCGAATACATCCTCAACCGTTAATCCGCTTTGAGCCATATAGGTTAGTCCAGAAGTCACTAAAGAGATGGCTAATAAAATACCACCACTTCCTAATAATGAGCCTGCTACTGCTTTTAACGCTGCGCCTGTTCCGCCTGCTGATTTTGATAAATATCCGAAAGCTTCAACAGTTGCAGTTATATTGTTACCAATGCCTTGAATGCCATAAGGAGCATCTTGTGCAATTCTTGAAAACTGCATTAATGCGTTTCCTCCATCAGCTACTTTTTTACCTGCCGTACTGAATGAACCACCTAAATCTTTTTGATCTTTTTTTAGGTTAACTAATTCTTTTCTCAAATCAGCTGTGACTATTGTAGATTCTTTTTCGTCACGTTTTAAGCTAATTAATTGCTTGTTATAATCAGCAGATGAAGTTCTGCCTTCTTTATAGGATTTGTTTAAATCATCAATAGCTTTTGCGTAACCATTGGTAGCAACTATGCTATCCTTTATTTCTGAGGATGTTTTTTCAATAGATGCCGTATAGTCTGCCTGTAACTTTTTAGCTTCATCTAGCGATTTCTCTAACCCTGATACATCACCTATAATCTGAACTTCTAATACGTTAGGCATCTTTCATGTATTTTTTAAATATTTCTAAAGCTCGTGTATCGCTTATTTTAGTAATTTGCTTATCGCTAGGTAAGGGCATCCATTTTGTAATAGGTGGTATTCTATGCTTTGTTTTAACCGTACTTGAAACTGTATAGGCAATAAGTCTTGTTTGCTCTAGTCCTTTGTAATATTTATTCATATACCCATTACAAGCATAATGAAACTCTAAAGGACTCATGCAATAATATTCATGTGGCGTTAATCCTAACTGCCCAAAAGCAAACTCTAAACTGTCGCTTTCTTTTGCTTGCTCGTTACTTTTTTTTTACCTTCTTCTTTGGGTAAATTGATTCCCATGTGTTCCTTGAATACCTCAAACACTTCTAACCAAATAGGAACTAATGTATTGTCAGCTTCCTGAGCAATTAATTCATTAACTCGTTGTAAATATTCTGGTTTTTGTAAGTCTAAAGCAAAACATTGACCTTTAATTCCTGCCTTTATCAAATCTGATAATATCAATAAATAATTTTCCTGTAGTCTTTCAACTAAAGTTACCATCAATGTATTGATATCTGCACCGTACATCTTTTGGAGTTCCGCAGATGCATAATTATTAAACCAAAGGGGTATTTCTACCCCTCCTAGTTTAATTTCTATTTTTTTATTTAACATAAATTACGTTGTTGGTATGTTAAAAATCTCACCTGATCCTGTAATGGTAACATCAGTTTTAAAAACATCACCACTATCGAACTGTTCGCCTAAATCAGAAATAAATCCACGTCCCATTCTGTAGTAAACAAAATCAGCTCCTATGATATTTTCAATCTTAAACTGTCTTAGTTCCCCATCAGTGTCGTATTGGTCATTTTTCCATAAGTCGAAAACTTCATCATAAGAAATGAATCCTAATGCAGGTGTTTTTGGAATAACCATACTGTTGCTAAAACTCCATGATTGATCACCAGGTGTATTATTAGCAAAATTACCGCTACATTTATTTGATACTGTTATAGTATCTGTTGATCCGCTAAAACCATCTGATTCTGAACATCCTAAAATTAACCAGTCAGGGATTGCGGATGTTCCCATATTTACACTGATCATTACTTCTTTTGCGCGAATATCTGCCATTGTTATTTAATTTTGTACAACTAAGTGGTTGTAAGTTAATAATTTTCTAAATATGTAATAAATATTATTTTTATCACTTAAATCTGTATCGTTATCCCTGTATGTATCACAAATTTGATAATCATAAGCAGATAAATCTAAATCTTTAAATGTCGTTGGACTAACTATATTATCAATCTGTTCTGCAATATCCTCCGCATTACTTCTACCTATTGGGTCAGTACTTCCTGTAACTATATCAATCAAAATCGATGCATTATAACGTTTGCAGCGTTTAATCTTTAATTGATTACTTGTTTGACTAGATAGGAGTATGTAAGGATAGCCTTTTTGTTCAGGAATTGCGAACGCATCATAAACAGGCACAACCTCGCTATTAAAAGTAACATTACCCATAAGTGCATTTTCGTACGCCGTTCTTATTGCCTTGCTAAGCTCCATTTAAATCTAATTTTTCAAGTTCTGCCAACATTATAGTTGTGTGTTTTTTAAAAGCCGGTATTAAAAACGGTCTAGGAAATAAATTTACTTGCTTAATTCCTGCGCCTTTGAACTTCATTGCATAATCCTCTAATCCTTCTGGTACATCAACCAAACCCCCTGTTCCGAATTCCATATAAGGAGCGTAATGTATTGGAGTTCCAACAATTCCATTTAGCCCATCAACCTCTCCATTAATTGAAGAACGCAATATCCCTAAATCAACTGGAGCCATACTTACAGCTTCCGTTTCAATATTCTGAATAGTTTCAGTTAAAATATCAACATATTCATCTTTATACTTCTTTGCGAAGTCAGTAAAAAATGATTTGTTTTGTTTAACTTTAATTTTCATCTTTCAGAGGTTTCAATTTCAGAATTACAGTAAATATCAATTTGCGTTCTTAGTGTATCAACTTTAATATTGTTGATTATAAAATTGAACCCACGCCAAACTAATCTATCAGCGTTTTTAATCGGTATATCAGGACGGTAACGAATAGCAAAATGAACATAATTTACAATATCTTCTTGATTAGCGATTAATTGCGGATTACTTCTTTCTTCTACTACTTTCGCATATGTTTTAGCTAGTAAATCAGTATAAGTAGTTATAAATCCACCGCTGCCATTACTAACACGCACAGGACGTTGTACTTTGATTATTTCTCTTAATTCACCTGCAGCAATCATAGTAAAGTTATATTGCGATATGTGTTTAACATTCTTTGCGCTTCATCCATTAACCCTTGATAATTGTATTTTGTTTCTACTACGTTTTCACGGAAAATATACAATCCTGCAGCGTAACGACAAATAGCGATTCTTATAGCATCGTCAATCCAATCTAAAGTAGTAAATTCAATATCAATATCAGTTCCTCCCTCTTTTAGAATATCTCCTTTGTTAGTATAATTAGGAGTTGTTACCGTGTCAACTTTGCCGAACATCAAACGATAATTAGTCGGTAATGATAATGCGGTTAGTCCCATTGTTTTAACTCCAAAACTCAATTGTGACCATACTTCTAACTCTTGCCTTGCTGCTTTTAAATAAACTGATGCTAATGTATCATCTGTATCAAAGTCAATTCTAGCGTGTTGTTTAAAGAAGTCTAAGGTTACAGGTTCTTCTTCCAAATCTTCAATAACTGAATACTGAATACCAGAAGCAATTAATTTACTTCCGTTTTCAGAACATATTTTATCGCAATTTTTATAGTAATCCATTAGACTGATATTAAAAAAAGCTCCTCCAATTTCTCAGAGGAGCTTTTGATTATGAAAAACTATTTATTAAGTAGTTGCGAATGTGATTTTAACAACTGCTTTTTCGTCATAAACTAAGAAAGCAACTCTTTCCTCTGCTCTGAACGTAACTAAGTTTTTGATAACGTTGTCACGATCTTCTTCGAACGCCCTAACCTCTGGCGACATTCTGCTGATAAATTCAGTAGCGTTTCCATCGATTACATAAGCATCCCCTGCAGGAATACCTGGAGTTGAAACAACTGGTACACCACCGATATACAATTGACCACCGATTACAGCTACAACTCCAATTGGAGCGTCATACTCACCAGATCCTGCCGCTTTGTTTAAATTGATGTATTTAACCGCATCACGGTTATTCATCAAGATAACAGTAGGATTGTAGTAATTATCTTTTAATTGACCAAAAGCAGCATCTACAATCATTTCTAATTGATTAGTTGCATCACCATCGTAAGGAGTTGAAGCATCGTCCAAAGCAGCTAAAATCAAAGTGTTTTCAGCAACCCAAAGACCTTTTCTTCCTGTGGTTAATGTACGAGCGATATAAGAACGTAACCATTCTACATCGTCCAACATTTCACGTTTAACACGTGTGAT